CTTGTTTCCGAAATAAAATCTATGATCGAGGTTTGGGGTCATTCAGTTTCGAGCTACAAATCGCTGAAAACATATCGTTTAAAGCGATTCTAAGGCTCCAAACTCAAGTGCCGAGGGGTATAGTAACCCTCTAATTCAATGATTCCTGTAATTCATTCTTTATTTTTTCACAATAAGACATTCAGCAGGGTCGTAAGGATGCCATCTGTCTTGATCATACCAGTACGCATCATAGTATTGTGGATTGCTCAATGTCAATTCCATCTTCCTTTCCTTCACTTTTGAAAGTTGATATTGATTATCCCACTTGCTTCTGCAATCATCAAATATATCTTTATCTTCTGGATAGAATTTCCATGCTTCATAAAACGAACATCGATCACATAGATAGTAAGTCCTTGTTATCTTATAGGATCCAGAACCACATTCTCCGATCTCTCTCATCTCGGACTTTGGGAATGTTCTCGTACAGTCGTCACACTTCATTGTTCTTCCTCTTCTTATTATAACACTTCATTGTATTGAATGGAGTTACATGCTCATAATCTGGATTCTTATGCCCATAAGCAATGTATGTGTATGTTCGTCCCTTATGATCAGTTCGTGTTCTTTTCCATCCTTTCAATTCCTGTTTACAGAAACCACACTTCATTGTTCTTCCTCTCGATCATAAAGGGATTCATATTCTCTGTCTATCAAATCGCTACCTTCAAGCTCACACACACTCCAATAACCTACCGTCCTTTCGATTGCTACAATATCTGGATGCATACCCTGTTTACATTCCTTTGCCAATTTGTGAACCTTCCTCCATTCATTTCCTTGCATGAAATGAAGGTCATCTCCAAACTCCTCGCCATAATGAATCCAGAACTCTATAATTTTCATTTCTTCTCCTCTCTGCTTTTAATTGTATTATGATCGAACTGCCTCTTCGCACATTCTACACATTGATATTCAAATCGTGGTTTCTTTAATTGTCTCCAATTATTAACAGTCACCATAACTTCCTGAACGTCTTTAGTGCTTCCGCACTCATCACATGGTTTACCGTGATTTTCATTTGGTTGCCAAGGCTTTTTACTGTTCATGGTTTTCACCTTTGTCAAATATAGATATATATATGTTGTAATAAACCTTGCGTCAGCAGTTTTTCCGAAAATCTATCTTACTCAAAATATGGTGTAATGTAGGATTCCATGTTCTGAACCACCTCATTGAAGGCAGGTCGTAGATATGGTTTGGCTTTCGATCCTCTATGCATTTTTATAAATCTCCAGAATCCTTTTGCATTATCTGGGGTCTTGATCAATACAGGAGAATTGATCATGTGAGGAGAAGTACCAAACTCCACATGCTTTGCATATTCTACATTCGTGCCAATTACTTTCCTTAGAAATTCATGCGTGGTGGTTATGCTCGATCTTAGCAAACCTGTAAGGACTGACATATTAACTGTCAGTTTCATCTTGGCTTGAGTCTGCATATCCATAGCCATATCATCAAAAACTATATCGATCACTTCAGGAGCTATTCCTACCCTCTGTGCTATTATCTCATCCAGATATTGTCTTACTGCATTTGGATCACTAATACGGATCCTCTTATTACTCATCTATATCCTAACACAGTATCGACATCATCATCACCATACTTCTGTTTCCATTTCTTCTTTATGTATTCTTCGCCTTTCTTATAATGATTATACTTGATACCATTCATTTTCTGTTCTCTTACTATATGTGGCCCTCTCTTCCATTCGATCTCAGCTTGACATTCCTGACAGAATCCACCACCCAAGATATGAACCCTCATAGCACTTGCACTACATTTCTTACAGTGTTTCATCGTTGCATTTACATCCAGCATGATCCTCGCCTCGCCATCCACAATAACAGGGCCAGCAAGTTACAGGATCCTCATACTCTTCCTCCTTTTCTTTCATCTTACCACCATCCATCTCATTTCTTTATACTCTCTTTTTCTAATAATCGGATCCACTCATCCATCAGGTTTTCCATATCTGATAACAAGATATAATCGATCTCCCTCATACTACCCTCGATATTACTGTTCTCTGATTAGGATGAAGTTGAGCATTACCACTCAATGACATTCCAAACTGTGGTGCAATTTCCATTTGAAGTTCCTTCAATTCACTTAATATCAATCCACCTGACGGGATCCGAGAAGCTAATGCTCGATGTGCTTCACAGGTTCTGGATCCTAAAGCTACTATCAAAGTATATTTCTGTTCTTTGGGTTTCTTCTTTATCTTTCCTTGCTGATATAATAGTTTTCTCTTTTCCTCGATCCTTTTGAATCCTGCTAACTTTCCTTCGTTAGCCGCATTGTTTATCTCAGTCCTTGCGATCCTTGTAAGTTTCCAAGTCTCGGTTTGCACTACTTCCCTTAATGAAGCTACGACAGAAGGTATGGATCGTTGGTCAGCAAAAGATTCTGCAATCACTCTTTGGATCTTAGCATTAGTGTCCCTGTAAAAATCATCCGAAAGGATCAGTCCTCCTTGCGTGATCTCATCCATAGCCCCTTGATCTGTCAGGTTCCAATTTATACTAACCTTATCTCCTACTTCCGCAGATAGAGTATCTTTTCTAAGTTCTACACTCTCCTCTTTCAATGATCCTGCAAACCCGTATTGATATGCCTTTGCTGAATCTTCTCTTATTGCCTCTATCAACTTTGCTTTCAATCCAAGTAGTATATCTTCAACCGCAGGTTTGATCTCGCTTAATTTATCATAGGATCCTAAAGTCAGAAATTCATCGTTTATGATCTTGCGAAGAGTTGCCTTTAAGGTTGATATATATCCACTTGTTCTCTTGGCTCCGCTTCCTCCAGCGACTCCATCGAAGGGGATTGTATCACCTCTGGTAAAATTATTTCTCCATCTGGATCGAGGTCGAGTTCGATTCCTACGGCTTGGAACTTGGTAATGATGTCTGCTTTCAACGATAGGTTCTGTAACTTGATTTGTTCATTCTCTTCATTGATCTCTTCAAACCTAAATTCATAATCCGTGATCTTCATTATCTCTAATAGCTTATTTCCGAATCCTAACTCAATACATTCCTGAGTCTCCATGATAGTCCTATCCATCATTGTAATCTGCTCTCCTTCTGCGTTTAAACCGCCAATACCAGTCGTATCTCCGACAGCTAATGGCATTACACCATAAGCGGAATTTATGTCGCTATTGATCTTATCCAAATACGGTAGCATTTCCAACTCCGACATATTAGGCATTACAGGAACGAACCTTGCTCCTGAACTACTTTCTCCTGAACTTATTATCGGAACGAAGTTAGGATTACGTTTTGTCTCTTCTGCAATATATTCTCCAAGTCTCGTTAATCCCTTTTCATCTACGTTAGGAATATCCAAGAACCCTTTTGGTGGTCTTTCTAAACGGTAGATCTTATTCTGATACCTCTCTATTGCCAAACCTGTTTCTATCTTACGTGCCAATCCAAGTATAGGAGATTGACCATACAAACGTGCTGATGATGAATACTTATTGAAGTGAATGATCTCATCTCTTGCGAAAGGTATCTCTCCTTCTTCGTCATCCTCAAATACATACGCAACAGGGACAGTGGTGGTTCCGTCATCTGGATCAAAAAGTTCATTAGTTGTTTTGCGAGTAATGGGATTCATTCGCATAAGATCCTGAAAGCGTCCGAAACGATCCGTCATAAATCTCATCTTCTTTGCATCCTCGATCCATAATTGCTTAACCTGTTTCCCTACTAGTTCACCACTTTCATCTCTAACATAATCATAAACAACTGAGACCCAACAATCATCATATATCTCTACCTGCCTTACCATCGCCTTGATAAATTCCATTCCTGATATATCGGAATCTCCTGCTGAAGGATCTTCTAATAATTTCTCCAATACTTCTTTCTGGATCTCGGAAGGATTGTCTACTATCGGTTCGATCTTCCATCCTTTGCTTACAGTGGAAGATGCTAACTTGGTGATCACGGTTCTAAGATGAGAATAGCTATCTGCTAAATACTCTAAATAAAATTGATCGTAAATTGGATCCATCTTATCAGGAGCAGAAGAATATTGTGCTGATGTGGAATCATAGGTTGGTGTTCGGGCTTCTTTCAGGATCTGTTGGTTATCTAAATATTCTTGGATCCCTGATTTCTTTTTAGGCGTGGCTCTGAATCTATCGAAGAATCCCATATTACCAGTCAGGGTCACTTCTCCTATACCTTATTAACTTATCTCTCATTTCGGGTTTCTTTGTATATATCTTAACTGTTCGTTCTACTAAATGCGTCATTGAAACTCCATGTAGCTTTGCAAGATCCTTAATGTCCTCTTTCACCCTCTCATCAAATTTTCTAAGCTCTAATCTAACCATAAATAATTTGCACAGGAGGGACAAAGGTGATCAACCATTACAATTAATCAATCCTCCTGTGCATATAGATATTATAAAACCCTGTTATAAAAGTATATCGCTACGCATTAGTTGGTTTTTATTGCTGGAAATCTATACGAAACGGGCTTAAAACAGAAGAAAAGTGAATTTCTTTTATATACTAAACTAAGTTGAAGATAAAATTGAGGAATAATGCGAACAGGATAAAGAAAGCTATAATCATATATATCTCAGCTTCCGATGGGATCCTCAAAAGTTCTCCCATGAAGTAAAAGAGAGTCTCTTTGATTCAATTTCCTGTATAGCCAATTCACACATCCATAATGATACAACCGCATCAGCCGTATGTCCTTCCAGTCTACCTTTGTCATCCCATACTAATTGCATTAGACCATCTACTAACTTTTTAGATCCAGTTAGTAAACTCTCCCGAGCAGATTTGCTCCACGGGATTCTATACTTACCTTGTTCCATTCTTAACGCAACCGCAGGTATGCCGATCTGACCATGATGTTTCTCTGATCCTGTATTATGTTTACTGATAGGTAATCCTGCAAGTGTTTCGGCGGCGTGTGCAACCAGTCTTTGAAATCCATTAGTCTCGATCATTACCTTTGTGGGTTTATACTTCTCACACATTGATACCATGTTCTCCACTTGTTTATGTAACCAACCTTCTCCTTGTGCTAATACCTTGCCAGTCCACTGATAAACTAATTGACGATCATTGGTATCTCTATTCCATGCGATCACACAATAAGATGTTTCATCGTTTCTCTGATCTATCCCCACCGCAAGGTCTACACCCATTAGTATCTCCCAACCATCGGGGATCACATCCATATTCAAATTAGGATCCAGACATGGTTCTATAACATCCCAAGTGATCAATGCGCTTTCAGGATCGATCGGATTAAGAAGATACTCAGATTCAAAGGCTCTGGATCCCATTGTTTCTTTCTCTTTCTCTAAACGATCGAGAGTCCAATATTCTTTCCATCGAGGAGTTCCATCTTCTAATAAAGCTGGATGGCGGATCGAAGCCCATTCATCAGATTCAGTGACCCAGTGAGAGGCATCGTTAATCCTCTTCTGAGTTCCTATCAAGCAGATCTTACCTTCAGGTAAACGCATTGGCATTACAACTCTTCTTATATAATGAATACTTTTCTGATCGGCAATTCGAGGAAACTCTGCTATCACATCGTCTAATATAATTAAGTGAACGTGAGGCCCTTCCAGTGCTTTACCTATTGAAGCGGCTTGGATTCTGGATCCATTCTTGTAATACTTGGCT